AGTCCAGGAGCGGCGATGGTGAAAGCACCAACACCGGAGCGTCCAGTTTCAACCACGTAGTTCTTGCCGTTGATCAACAGAACATCGCCATCAAGGATGGTGCCAGTTCCGGTTTTCACAGTGATCGAGGTTGCTCCGACAGCATGCGAACCGTTGAGCACGAAGCTTGCACCAGTGCCGACGGTTGGGCGTTGGATCTGTGCGGACTCGCGGATGGAGAAACCGTGGAGGTTGAGAAGCTCACCATCGCGGAGAGTCATTGCAGTGCCAGCCTCGTTTGCCTTGGTGAGTTGGGCGAGAGTGCGAAGAGCAGCGCCGGAAGTGGTATCGATGACCAGCGAGCGGCCCGATGCGGGAGCGCCGTTGTCGTCGAGGATTTTGCGAAGCTGTGCAGAGTCTCCGAGGTTGCTGGCGAATGGAGTGGTGCCGCTGGCACCAGTTGCGCGGGATGCGCCTTTGTAGAGCGCGGTGCAAACGTCGGATTCCATTTCGTTGACCAAGGCGCGGAACGCTTGGGCGATTTGGTCCTGCTTCAGAGTCAGATAACCAGGTCCACCGTTATCAACTCCGCGTTGCTCTTCGCCACTCCACGAGAATGGAGCGAAGCGGGACTTGGAGATGGTCAGCGATTTATTGTCAATCGTCTGATCGGCGGCGGCGGGAAATGCCATAGCAGCAGCTACATCACCGACCGCGCTGTTTGCACGGGTGACTTGAGCACGGACGGTCTGACCAAAGGCCACGCCGTCAGCGGATGCGTCCCGAGAAACGCCGGGGAGTGCGCCGACCAGTTCACGACTGATGACGTCCAAGGCAGCATAAACATCGGGAATTAGATTTGAGAGGGTATTAGCCATGATGGTGTTTTAGTTAGTAGATTTGATTAGGAGATTTGATTAGGAGATTTTGCCGCCGCCTTGAACGAAGCCCAATCGTGCGCGGGGGGTGAGAGCGTTGAACGCTTCACGGGTGAGAGTCTTGGCTTCCGGTAGGTTGCTTTCCTCGATGAGATTCACCGGGGCCGGGTGGCCTTGGGTGGCGAGCAGCTCGGCGGCTTTGATGGAGACCTTCTCGGCGGTGACTTCGGCAGCCGCGGTGGCTTCGGCGAGCTTGATGTCGTATTCAGCGACCTTGGCTTCGAATTCACCGATCTTGATTTCCAGTTCGTTAGCCTTGGCCTGAGCCGTTACAAGGTCGGAAAGATAAGCGGCGTTCGCTTCGGACAATCCGGTCAGTTCCACGATCTTCGCCTGGGCGGATTCGAGGGTGGCGCTCAGGGTTTCAACTTCGGCGAGCGATGCTTCGAGTTGTGCAACTTGGTCGTTGCCGGGGAAGAGTTTAGCGAGGATGCTCATATTGCCTTTTCCTTCGGTGTCAAATTCGGCCTTAACTTTTCCGTCCTTGATGACGGTATCCACGAAGCCGTTGGTCTTCGCTTCGTCTGCGGTCATCCAGGTTTCCGCGAACATGAGATTGCGGATTGCTTTTAACTCCCCGCCGGTGCGGTCGGCATAAATTCCGGCGATCTCCGAGCTGATTCCCTCCAGCAAGTCGGCAGTTTTTCGGAAGGCGCGGGCGTCTCCCATGGCGATGGTGGAGGCTTCGTGGATCATGATCCGGCTGCCTGCATTCATCCGGCGCTTGTCGCCGGCCATCAAAATCACACTGCCCATCGAGGCAGCGAGTCCGTTGACGGTGGTCGTCACCTCGACGCCACGGGCTGAGATGCCACGGAGCGCGTTATAAATCCGCTGACCCTCAAAGACGCTGCCGCCTGGGCTGTTAATTTCCACCTCGACGCTTTCGAGCGCGTCGTCGGCAGCGCAGACCACGTTGTTGATGGACATGATGCCGACTGCGGACGGGCCGTAGAGCGCATCGAGTTCCTCGATCAGTTTGTCGGCGGAGTCTTTGTGGACGCCATCGTTCAGCCGAAGCTTGCCGGCGCGGTTTTCGATCTCAATCAGTTTCATCGGTCTTGGTGGTGGGTGGGTTTTCAGGGGCGTCCGGTGCATCCGGTTTCGCCATTTCGTTAGGGGTGAGCATCAGCAGTTCTCGCGGTTCGATCTCGATGCCGTATTTGTCGCCAACTTCCTTGGCGATGAGTTGGCGGGTGGCGGCCTCCTCGGCTTTCTCACGGATGACGTCCTTGTATTCCTTGCCCATCGCGGCGGTGATGTCGGATGCGGACTTGAAGCCGAGCTTGTAGCTCGATTCCAACTCCTTCATAACGCGGCCGTCGTCGATGGTGAGCTTAGGCGGATAGGAGAATTCCCACCTCCACCAGTCGGCAGACTGCGGGAGGTCGCCGCGCTTCTGGGCTTTGGCGACTGCGTAGGAAACGATGCGCTTGGCGGCATAGCAAAGGAGATCCTGGCGGTCCTCGATGGAGCGTTGGGCCATGGCGATCTCGGTGCGCTGGGCAGTGCCGCCGCCGACGCCGTGGCCGTTGTAAAAAGCATACGGCCAATTCAGTCCTGCATACGCGGACTTGAGCAGTCGGTCGTGGAAATCCATGAACGGATTGCCGGGGCGGTTGTTGACGAGCGTATCGATCTTGCCGCCGCTATTGGATTTGAAATAGCGGACGGTGCCGCCGTCGAGCGTCTCGACGGTCATGCCCTTGTCGCCCGCCTCGTTGCCGACGAGCGCGTTGTATGGATCATCCGGGTCAGGGCCGCCGCTTTCGTTGTATTCGATGAGGGAAATCGAACTCATCTGCATCATGGCGAGACGCTCCCACTCCACAGACTGTATGATGTCCCGGCAGTCACTGATGCAATGTGTTAGAGCGGTTAGTCCCCGGCCTTGATACTGCCACTCAGGATCGTAGAGGTGGATGACGTTCGACGCCGGGAGCCACTCTGAAAGTTTCCCCAAATTGTCGAGGAACGCATATTCCTTGGCCTCGCCGGATGGGTGATAGATGATGCCGTCCTGCAAGGTGCCGCCGCGCTGAGGTCCATCCTGTAGCCCGTTGGGGTTGCCGATGCGGTGGGATGGGATACCCTGGTATTGCGGGAAGCCGGTCTTGGTTGCCGTCAGCAAGATGAAGATCTCGCCGTCGGTGTCGATGGCGGAAGACCAGCCGAATAGGTTGGTCTTGAGGTCGTGCATGCCACCGCGAGTGTCGCCGATGGCGTAAAAATTACTGGTCAGCCAGTCGGTTGCCACGTTGCCGAAATCGGAGTCGCCGCCCTTGAACTGCGGGACGAATGCGCGGCCGACGGAATACATGCTCCGCTGGTTGATCGCGTTCTTGATCGGCCCGAAGTTGAGATAGATCCTGCGGGCGTGACTCAGGAGTTTGACGCGGTCCACGGACGGGACGAGCTGCGCGATGTCCTTTTTCTCGATCGGCTCATAGGGACGATGACGCGTGTCGTTCGCGGCACGGGCGGCCTTGTAATTGATAGTGCGTCCGAACTCATCCAATAGGGCCATGACAGGCGGCGGGTGTCAAAACCTGCCAAGGCTCCTGGACTGCTGCGGGACATAGCCGAGGTCGATCCACTCCATGGCGCGGCCCATGGCGGTGAGTGTGTCGGGGATGCTGAGTCCCATGGTCTTCCCCATCGAGACACCATTTTTTGTTGCTTGAGTGACTGTCGCTAGCCCGCCCGGCTCCATGCTTTGCAGGATGAGGGCGCGGTGGTTGGTGCGGAGTTTGTTGGAGATCGTCGGGTCACACAGTCCCGCCCGCGCCCACTCCCGAGCCACCTGCAATGTTTTCGCGTCCATTCATGGACGGCGGGGTGTCAAACGTCGAATCCGGGGATGAGTTTGAGCATCAGCGCGGCGACGACCTGCATGGCCTCGACGTCAAAGGCATGGTTGTTGTTGCGGATCCGCACCCACCGGAACTCTGCCTGCTTGGTCTTGGAATTGACCATCTCGCGCTTGACCTCGCTGTCGATCTGCTTGAGCCAGTCCTGTGAGACGTCGTCAGGGATGTGCCACGCCGCCGCTTGGCCGGTCCGGTGCGCGTGCACGATGTCCTTGATCCGGTCGGACGCCCAGTGCGCGTAGCGGGCGCGGCCGACTCCCGGCGCCGCCGCGTCCTGGAAGCGGGTGAAGGCGCGGTGGACGACGTCGCCGTTTTGTTTTTTGAAGGCGAAGGATTTCTGACCGGAGCCGTGGAGCGCGGTCCAGTCCATCCGAGCGCAGGCGGAATAGACCTGGTCGGTGTCATACTGCGCGTCGATGAAGACGAGCTTGGGCGCGATACCATAGCGCAGCGCGAGATCATGCACACCGTCGAAGGTCTCGATCCGGCCATACCATAGCAGCATCGACTCGCCGTTAGCCCGCCAAGCACGGATGCCAGCCCAGAAGTGGTCGCGTTGTTTGTCCACCACCAGGAACCGCTGCGCTTCGTCCTCGATCTTCTGCTTCTCGGCATACTCGCTGATGAGGTAGCCGTTGCCGATGAGCGCGGTCCGGTTGTCGGTGAGGTCTTCTTCCCATGGTTCCGCCAGCCGCTTCTGGATGAACTGCCGGAGCGGATCGAGGTTGCCGACGCGTTGCGCTGCCTTGGCTTCGAGCCATAGCAGGACGATCTCCCACAGCGGCTTGCGCCAGTTGCAAAGGACGTTGTAATGGAAGCCGACGTGGCCGGGCAGCCCCTCGGCGGCCGGCACGTAACAGGCGGACTCGGCGAGAGCGCGGCGCGGTTGCGGTGAGTCGGAGCAGGTCCAGTCGCAATCAGCGTTGTCGCACTTGAGGTGCGCGGCCTGCGCTCGGGCTAACGTGTCCAGCGTCTCGTCGCTGGGATAGACGACGTTGCACCATTTCCACGGCTGGAGGGTCTGGCACTTCGGGCAGGGGAAAGAAAACTCCCGGCGGTCGGTGTGCTGCCATGCTTTGTCCAGCTCGTCGCCCTTGGATCCGGCTTGCGAGAGAATGAAGAACTGCCGGTTCCACCGATCATGCAGACGACCTCGCGCTTCGTTCAACATGCCGGGGCGATACTGCCATGCCTCGTCGCAGAACACCCGGCGCATGGATTTGGATTGCAGACCGGAGAGGTTCGCGCCGGTCAGGAAGAGGCTCATCGACGGAAAGAGGATTTCCATCTTCCTCTTTTTGTGCCGGTCCCTCGGTAGCAGCGCGGCGGTCTCGGGCGTGTTATGGATGGCGTAGTCCATCCGCGTCTCCGCCCAGTCCTTAAGGTCGTCGTCGGTCTGGCCGACTAGCAGGGTGGGGCCGGGGTCTTCGGCGATGATATAGCAGAGCCCGGCCTCCATGAAGGTGGTCTTGCCGGTGCCGATGGGCGCGAGGAAGACCGCCTCCTTGACCTCAGGATCTGCCAGGACTTCCAACGGCTCCCGCTGCCAGGGCGCGTTGTCCACGTGGAAGCGCGGCGTCAGGCCGTCCATGATGGCCACGCGGTCACTCGCCCATTGGCTCGGGGTGAGCGTGGAAGGAGGCCGGAAGTTGCGGAAGAATGCCCGCTTAATCCTGCGGACCTTCTCCAAGTGCTGGGGCTTTGATGCGTTGTCCTTCGTCATAAATGGTCTGGATCACGATGGAGGTCTTCTCGCTGATGATCCGTTTCATGCCGGCCGCGTCGAGGCCCTCAAGCATCGGCGGCAGGTCAGCTTCCAACCGCTTGATCGAGTTGCGGACCACGGCTGCGATGCCATCCATGCCGTCCTCGATCTGCATCATTGAGCAGTAGCGTTCCTGCTCGACCTCCAAGGCATAGCCAGCCCGGAGCGCGTCGATCTGGACCTTCAGCGTGCGGGCGTCGTTGTAGGTGCGGGCGGCTTTGACTTGTCGCACCAGCTCGGCTAACTCCTGCGCGTCGCCGGTGACACCGCTGCGCTCCATGTGGCTCGCGCCCTCTGTCTTGCTTTTTTGCAGGAACTCGATGTAACCGCGCACGCTGCGCCAGAGGTCGAACTGGTTGCGCTCGGTCTTGAAGATAATCCCATCTTTAGCAAGCTGCCCGATCCGTGCGCTCGTCAGGTTGAACAGACGGCAGAGTTGCGTAGTGTCCGCCTGCGCTGCCTTGGGTGCGGCAGGCTTCGGCAGTGCAGGCTTGGCGGCCTTCTTCGCTGGTGCCTTCTTCGCTGGTGACTTCTTCGCTGGTGACTTCTTCGCGCTCATGGTTTAGCTGCCTTCATCTCATCAAACGTCTTGCCGCTGGCTTCGTGGACCGCCTGCTTGCCTGTGAAGTTCTGCCAGCGTTGAACCGTAACGTCGATGTAGACTGGCGTCAGTTCCATCGCGTAGCAATGGCGACCTGTTTTCTCTGCTCCCATTAAAGTGCTGCCGCTGCCGTTAAAAGGTTCGAGACAGAGTCCGCGGGGTGGCAGGCTTGATTTCATCACGCGCTCCATCATCTCGACTGGTTTCGGAGTTGCGTGTCCGTGTCGGTCTTCGCCTGTGACGCGACCGAACTTCCACACGTCGGTCATATTGTCGTGGGCGTTGTCGAAGTGCGCTCGCGTCCCGTAGAACTCCCGCTTGAGTTCGGCATGCTCCCGCTTGAGTTCGGCATGCTCCCGCTTGAATGCGTCACCGTTGGCGAAGGCTTGTAGCTTTTCGTATGCTTCTTTCGTAGGGAAGGACCATTGCGATTTTGTGAAGTAGTGTGCGCCCATTTGATTTCCTAGAGCTGCTCCCCAGTTCTTCGATCCTCCGCATTTGTCCATCTCATCCGCGAGGTATTTGCGGACCGGATCCCATCCTTCCCAGTAGTTGTCGGCGTTATTGTTGAATCCTTGCTCGCCGAGCATGAAGAAAAGACAGCGCTCCTGTGGAAAGTAGCAGCGCTGTGATTCTGTGCCGACTCCCATTCCTCCGCCTCCTTTGTCCCATGTTATTTCGTTGCGGATCGTCAATCGTTCACTCTTTGACAGTCCTCCGATATACCACAATCTCCACAGCTCAGGTGCATTTCCCCAGATATAAGCCGAAGCATTGTCGACGAGTTGCATCCGGCAAGTCGTCCACCATTCCATCTGAAACTCGTCGAGCTTCTCGCTGTAAAGGTTATCGTTCTCGACTCCGTCTTTTTGCTTGCCCATTCCATAGGGAGGGTCTGCGTGAAGTAGTGCCGCCTTCTTGCCGTTCATGAGCTTATGCATTGCGTCAATCTCCGTCGAGTCACCGCACATCAGCCTGTGATTGCCCATCACCCAAACATCGCCAAGCACGGTCACGGGATCGACCGGCGGCTCGGGCACCTCGTCTGGATCTGTCTCTCCCTCGGTGGTCTCGGCCATGAGGTCGCCAAGTTCCGTCTCGTCGAAGCCGATGAGTGATAGATCGAAGTCCTCGTCCTTCAGCTCGCCCAGCTCCAGAGCCAGCATCTCCTCGTCCCAGCCTGCATTCAACGCGAGCTTGTTGTCGGCGATGATGTAGGCGCGTTTCTGGGTGTCGGTCAGGTGCGCCAGGCGGATGCACGGGACGGAGGCCAGCCCCAGCAAGCCCGCCGCCATCACCCGGCCATGGCCCGCGATGATGCCGTTGTCGGCGTCGATCAGGACAGGGTTCGTGAAGCCGAACTCCCGGATGCTCCCGGCAATCTGCGCCACCTGAGATTCAGAATGGCTGCGGGAATTTCGCGCATACGGGATGAGCGCGGTGGTTTTGATGGTCTCGATTTTCATGGGTGGTCGGCGGAAAGTAAAACGGTCGTTGGAAAATGGCTCATGGGAACAAAAAGCGATGAGGCGGAAC